TTAGAAGAAGAAACAAAAACTATTTTAATGATTGAGGGTGGGATACAGGCGAAGGAGATGTTGTTGAGGAAGATCGAACAAGAATCCCAGCCAACAGGTACAGTGGAGCTAACCCAAGAATCAAAGCCAAAGTCATCAAAGTAATTGGCATACAAGCTTTTAGGAGGGCTTCTTTAATCATGTTTCAAAAAATTGCTAACGTATTGAGTATTATCTCATTTGTAATGGTAGCCTCGATGAGTGGTGGAGCGTACTTAGGTTACAAGTATGTAACTTCAGAACAATTTAAATCTAAAGTAATGAAAGAGATACTTGGAAACGTGCAAGGTGCTATGCCAAAAATATTAGATAATGGTTTACCTAAAATGACAGGTCCGTCTATGCCGATAATAAAATGAATGAATGGAAATACCTGACATAAGTATTCCAGATATTTATATTCCAAACGTACCAGAACCTTATAATCCTCATTACTTACAAATAGCAAAGCCACCTGATATTGATGTACCAGGTTGTACTTATCAACATCGTGATATAAAAAATACTGGTAATCGCAATTTGTTATTAGAAGATCCAAATGGTGTATATACAACGTGTGATTTTCCGTTTCCTAGCTTTGTTCCTCTTGACTATACACCTGAGAATCTTGTCATTACAGAAGAAGCTCCTATTAATAATGATCCACCCCCTTTACCAAAAACAGAGCAGCCAGATATTCCTCCACTACCTGACCCTCCCCCACCAGATTTTCCTCCCTGCCCTGGCAAAAATGACCAAAGAGTAGGAGACTTTCGTAACGAAAAACGATTGGAACGTGTTATAGGTCACGAAAGAAGCGAAGATGGTAGTAAATGTATAACTCTGTATGAGGACGTTAAATTCATCGAGCAATACATACCGAATCCTCCACAGCTTATTAGCACTGCTGCTATTGCTACTGTTGCTGCCACTACTCCATTACTGCTTAATATTGTCAAACCTCTCATAAAAAATTTATTTAAAAAACTTACAAAGAAAAAAGATAAGGTAAAATAAAAATACCCTATTCGCCACGGCAATGGATAGGGCGTCTAGGTGGGCAAGTCTAACCGTGCTTGCCTACTGCTTTATTTTATGAGTATGTGGGATAACTTGATTTGGTGGAATATTGACAACAATATCTTCACAGGTAACAGCACTAGGAGTATTGGGTTTGAAAGTAACACCTAATTTTGCCTGTATTCCACATTGTTCTAAACGATATAAACTGATCTCCATTTTTGTTTTCTTTATCAATAATCTTTGAGCTTCTATATTTACCTCTGTTGCTTCATGGCAAAGAGCAGGTGACTTGCCTAATGGAATATTAAACTGCATACTGATTCCATAATTGAGATTATAATTATCCTTTTCAAATCTAGGAGTCTCTTGAACATATTTTATCTCTCCAGTGTTTTCGTCATATATATTTTGCCTAGTGACTTCTTCTATTGGTCTGTTAAATGACCAAGCATCTGTTACATAAGGAGTAATAGTAAGACTTGGCGAAGCACAGACAATACCCTGACTCATGCGAAAAGATGGCATAGCTGACGGTGTAATCATAGTAGCGTTGTTGTTTACAACACCTTGAGCATTAGAACTAGGACTTGCCACTGTGGTATTAGCAAAAACTTTTGTAGGACAAAGCATTAAAGCTATTGCCCAAATGTAGTTGTAGTTTCTGTTGTAGTTGTTGTGTTTATTGTTCTTGTTATTGTGGTTACTGTATCTAAGCCTGGTGTTATTAGGGTTTCTTGAAGAGAAAAGGCTGAACCAGGAGTTACTATTTTCCACCTTGGGACGGCTTCGAGATTTGGTGAAGTCCAACTAAAACTTACTCCTCCTACTGTTTGCTCGGTTAATGTACTAGCACTAGGATTAATATAGCTGTTTACGTCCGCACTTTCAATATTATGACCAGAAGCACTGTAAGAATATCCCGTTCGATATTGATAACTGGTTATTGTCTCGTTAATTACTGATTCTGAGGTACTTGAAGTTTGACTAGACCCTGAACGAAACTGAGGGACCACGGGCACTGCAATAACTTTTATTGGAATGACCAACAAAAACAGTAGCCAATATTTAGTCAATCGTAATAGTAACTTTAGTAGATCCAATACAGCTAGTACCGCTTCCTCCAGCCGTGCAAGTATGAATACCTGAACTTAGTGAAGTGAGTGCAAGACTTCCAGCAGTTCCGCCTGATCCAATAGTAGTTTGTCCACCTAATACTGGTAATGCTGCAATACCTGAACTAGGAGTTACAGCAGATGGAGTGGCATCTCCCATTGTCACCGACTCGGTTTTTGAAAAGGCCGATCCTGCTGTTGTGATACTTGTGTCTGTTTGAATCATTGCTGGAACGCCATTAGATAACGAGCCAACATTGATACCACCAATCTTTCCTGATGTTGTGGTATCTCCTACAGTTACAGATGGTGTAATATTATTTCCGCTAAGACTATATGTAGTTCCTACTTTATTTGTAACAACGTATGGCATATCTACTGTAATTTGGGCAGAGGTCACAAATTCTTGCTTTATGTCTGCAAGTACAGGACTAGATGCAAGTAATAATAATGGAAGTAGCTTTTTCATTTTTTAGATTTAGGGTCGATTACTTCAGCACCTTCTATTTTAATAGGTGTTATTACCCTTATAGTCTGAACCATACCATCTTCCATCGCAACCTTGTCGTCTTTCTTACTACTTTTTTTAGATCCCTCTAAACCAAATGTTGCCAGCGCTCCCGTTAGAAGCGAAGCAGGAAACGTGATGTCTTTCGGTTCTGAACTGTATCCGGGTATTGAGATGTAGTTGAGAGTAACTATAAATCCACTCCAAACGACAACACCTAATCTGACAAATAAACTAATAATTGCTAATTGCTCTTCTTTATCATCTAAACCTTCTTTTAATTTTTGGAGAACATTTTTTTTATCGTCAGCCATAAAAAGCAATAACTCTTGTTATATATTAGCAATTTAGCTATGTTTGGGAAGTAACACATAAATAAGATGCTTAAGATTTTAAAACCTTTACTACTAAAGTTTCTTTCTACGTCAGCCTGTAAGCAGTTAGTAGTGGATCTATTGCGAGCCATTTGTAAGCAAACCTCAAATAATCTTGATGACCAAGCGGTTGATTTTTTAGAAGAACAACTGTTTCCAGGTAGACCTGTATCATCTTTACCAAAATGAAAGATACTTTTTTTCAAATAATATTTGAATCACCTCCAGCTGAAGTGGAACTTTCTACAGAATTAAGGTGTAGAGAGATAATGAAATGTAATGATATTGATAAAATAAAAGCATTTTGTTGTGACTTAGTAAGAAACCAAGCTAAAATTGACACCGTATTATCTTCAGCATTGGCACGTTTAGCTGAACAAGAGTCAAGAAGAATGGTTGAAGAAAAAATAATTAAAGCAAAAGGAATAAATAAATTATTATTTCTATTTCATCAGTTTATGGTTATGAAACAGATAGAAAAAATTATGAAAGCAAGCCGTCCTCAAAGTCCTTAAGTTCTTGTTCTGAAAAATCTTCTTCACGCATACTTAAAACTTCACATACTAAAGCGTTGTGTTTTATCACAGCAGTTCTAATAAATTCTGTAACCCATTTGCCATTAGTTATAAGTTGAGCTTTTCGATTACCGTCAATAAAAACATAATGATCATAACCTCTTAAATCTTGATCAATAAGTTTTTTTTCTAAGTTTGATATTCTATTTAATTTTAAAGTTTTTAATTTATTCATTGTAATAAAGATCGTGTACTCGTTTAAGAGGAATAGCTGCAACTTGAGGCACTATTGAATTGCCTAGGGCTTTAGTTCTGTCCACCCTATAGGATAGCCCATCATCTCCTCTACGAAGTATGGGCTTACTGACATATGATCGCCAGTCTGGGTTAAGACGTCTGGTAGAACCTTCGGTCCATATTTCTCGTTCCATTTTACTGAAGTCCTCCCTTTGTAGTCTCTTGCTGTTGGAGTCGGTAGATTTTGTAAATTGTTGAACAATTCCACTGTTTGTGGATTCAACGCTTCTCGAAGATTGGCTAACTTGGTTCGTCCTTTCCTGTGTACTTGAGTTTGCTTTATCATCGAGTCTATTGACCGAGGAGGAAGGTGATCCATTGTTGTTGGTGTTGGTAAAGAGTGAAGAGCATCTCTCAGTTTCACTCCCCATCTCACTCCCTTTTTGTTCTCCCGAAAGAATTTGCCGTTCTTGTATTGAACGTCCTTTGCTACTCCTCCCTCCACATCTGAAGCCGTTGGGGTAGGCAACGAGCCACCATCTACTTCTTCTATGGCAGGCTCCCAATGAACTCGCAGATATAATTGACCATTCTGCATCGTACCCTGCTTCGGAAAGCTCTCCGAGAACGATGTCCAATCCGTTATTAAGGATCGCTGCCACGTTTTCCATGATGACGAACTTTGGTCGTACCAAGCGTATGACTCGCATGAGTTCGTAAAAAAGACCTGATCGGGATTTTTTTGTAATACCCTCTCGTCCTCCTGCCACGCTGATGTCTTGACAGGGAAACCCTCCGCAGATGACGTCATATTGTCCAGGGATAGCTGTGAATGTTCTGATGTCATCATGTATTGGGGTGAATGGAAAATGTTTTTTAAGAATTTTTTGGCAAAATGGATCAATTTCGATAAATTGTGTGGTTCTATATCCTCCTACCAGTTTAGTAGCAGCGTAAGAAAAACCACCGATACCCGCAAAGGTATCTAACATTCTTAGTCCTCGCACTTCTTTGTCCAATTAAATCCGTTAGCTATACGACTTTCTTGTGCTTTATTCATAAGTCTCATATCTTCTGACTCTGCATCTTTATAATCTTCTCCATCTGCATGAGTTTCAGCATATTGGTACGCAAGTTCTCTCAATACAGCACTTGCTTTCTCACCTTTTGCTTCACATAAATCTTTAAATAATTTACCTCTTGTGGGATCTATAAGTACTTGAAATAATACTTTTCTAAAGATGCGATTGTATTCT